CTATGAAATGACTATGTACGGTGTCCCGGTAGGCTTGGGCGTAGACACTTCGTATGATATGAATAATGGTGTGTTTAGTTCATTTGGTAAAGTAAGCATTAACCTGTCACCGATGATTAAGAAACTGATAGGGAGATAGAGAGTAAAGCCGGGGTAGTCATATTTAACAAAGGAGGTCAAAAATGAAAAGAATAATCTTTTGCGTTATTCTCGCAGCACTATGCATCGGCTTCGTCTGCCTCGCAAGGTCAGATGACCAAACCCGCATAACACAACTGCAAGGAGAGTATCAAAGGCTTGTAGCGGTAGAGATCGAATTACAGGAAAGGCTTACGCTTGTCAAGCGCGAGAAGGAGATAATGAGAGGGCGTATAATCGAGAGGGATTTGGTGAAGCAGGAGAGGGAACGAGAAGAAGCTAAAGTTGAGAAAAAAGGGAAATAAATGAGCTTGCGTGCAGTCCGAGACACGATTATCGTTCGCGTGATTTATGATGAGCGGAGCAGGGGTATTGTAATACCGGACAAGGCGAAGCAATATGGTGCTGCGTTTACGGGAGATGTTATCTCGGTGGGCGTGGAGTATAAGTATGATGTTAAGCCGGGGGACAGGATTTATTTCCGGCGGTATGAGGGTTTCAAAATTTTGCACAAGGGGATAGCATATCTTTGTCTGCGTGCGAAATGGGTGGTTGGGAAACAAGTGGAGGGGTAGACATGGGGATAGAGGCTTTAATAAGAAATATGTTCGGAGGAGGATTAGGGTCGTGTGCAGAAAGTGGGCCAGAAGCTTTAGCGCGAAGGATGCAAGCACTTTCTGGACTATACAATGTAGAAATAAACACTCCTATATCGCATTGCCCTGAATGCCCACACTGCAAAAAAATAAAACGGGAAGCGACATTAGAAACATTAAAAATAACCCAACAGATTTTAGATAAGAAGGTAAAATATAAAAAGCGGTGCGTGGATTGGGTGGAGAAAATAAGAAAATTGACATGGTTAAAAAAGGAGGGCTCATGATATGAAAGCAAATTTAGCAATAGTTTGTGTTGTTTTAACAATCGGAGTTGTAGTATGTTGTCTCTTAAATTCTGGACAGATTTTAGCTCGACAACACCATGATAGGGGTTTTAAAGCGGGCGAATGCATAGGCTTCGACAAAGGCTACCGCGAGTGTTGGAATAGCCTGGGTATGCGTTGGCTCGGTTCTCACAATAGGTTTTTGGCGTTCACAAAGAAATACGGCATGATACATGAAACCCCTTGGCAAGAATTTACGATTGAAGAAAAGGTTACGATTGCCATGTATGGCGGCAGTGGGTCGAAACTTGAGCTGGAGGAGATTGAGGAGTGGGCGAATAAGTATGGGGTAAGGTAATGCAAAAAGACTTAAACATAAATAACTTAACAGTTATGCCCGGCAAGATACTAGCAGAAATTTTGTCGAACCTTGAAACAACTGCCGGAGGAATAATTTTGGCAACTGTCCAGCGAAAGAAGGAAATCCCCCAAAAGGCGCGGGTGCTTAAAGTAGGCGCGGCAAAGAGAGACGTGAAAGGTAAGCTGCTGGAGCCGGTGGCGAAGGTGGGGGAAATAATTTATTTTAAACGACATTTTGGTTTCAAGTGGAAAGAGGAGTGGAGGGAATATATTTTTTTGAAGCGGGAGGAAATAACGGGGGTGAGTGATGAGTAAAACAATGACCCCGCAAGAGATATTGAGGGATATGGTTTGGGAGGGAAGCGACCATACGGATAGAGAGGAGGCTCTTTCTAAACTTCGTGAATGGGTGTTGAAGAAAAAGAAATTTCCCAATTATGCCGGGGGAGGAGATTTGAATTGGGCTTGTAGTGAAAGCGAAAAAAAAGGTTATAATCAAGCTCTTGAAGATTTAGCGAGGGAATTAAAATGACCTCCTCAAAAAAACGCAAATACTTCAAATTCAAACCCGGCAGGGACAAGCTCTATTTGCAAAAGTGGCTCGACCGCGACACGATTACCGCGAAACAATACAATCGGTTTTTAAAGATGCTGAAACATAAAGAAGCGAAGGCGGCTCTTACCGCGCATCAGATAAGCATAATTAAAGTGGTGATGCTGAAATATAATAAAGCCGGCGGCGATGATACATATAGGCAGCCGGTGGGTTTAAGTGGTATTGGAGGTGGAAGGAGATATACACAGAGCGCGTATTGAAAAGGAGGCTGCCTATGAATTAAAATAGTTTAGCAGTCTATACTAAAGAGGTTAACAATGGGGCAGAATAAAATCTGCCCCAACTTTTTTTGCTCTTGCCCTTGCAAATAATTGGAAAGGGGGGTATATTTGATAATGTAGTGAAAGCTATGTCTTTTTTTTATTGGAGGTGTATTTGGCAAAACTTATATTCCAAGCAGTAAAGCATAGTTATCGGGAAGATGATGACGGAGAAGCCACACTTATTTTCAAGGTAAACTTGAAAGATAAGTTAGTGGCTTTTGCTATTCCTACGAATACGCTATTGGATGTGAAAGTGAAAGAAAATGAAGAAGTGTAAATATTGTCATACAGAATTGAAGCGAAAATGTTGGTTTGGTAAGCGTATTTATAGAGAAGCCCTCAAGCGATTCAATCAAAGGCAGTATTGTGATAATACATGTCGTTCTAAACAGCTTTCAGTTGAGGGAAAGGGTATCAATAATTATTTTTATGGCAAACACCTAATCCCTTGGAATAAGGGCAATAGAGTTTTAAGTTGGAAAACTAAAGACTCTCATGGGTATATTAGAGTTTTTAATAGAATAAAAGGGAATAAAGTAGTTTTTAGATACGAACACCGAATTGTTTGGGAAAGAGAAAAGCAAGAGATTTTGAGCAATAAAGATGTTATACATCATATAAATAGTATAAAAAATGATAATAGGATAGAGAATTTACTGAAGTGTAATCATAAAACACATAGAGGATTACATAAGAATGCCTAACGAAAATATCGTTGAAAAACGGTCATATAACAAGAAGGGTAGCAAAGGATTTCTGAAAGGAAATCCCGGTAAACCTATGGGAGCAGTTAGTTACGAAACTCGTTTCAAAAGAAGGATTTTTGAAATTTTGGAGAGTCGTGATAAAGAAGTGCAAAGGGCTAAAATTGCAGATTTAATGCGTCTTGGTGGCAGTTTTGTGCCTAAAGATGATAAGGATGTTGAACAAATAGGGAGAGTTGTCGTTGTTATCAACAATGCAAGAGAAAATAATAGAGCTGCCCTTTATCCCACATCAAAACCAGCAGATAATAAGAGATAGCAAGGCTCGTTTTAAGGTGGTGGTTGCTGGGCGTAGATTTGGTAAGACTATATTTTCTATAAATGAACTTATCCGAGAGGCATTAGAAAATCCTGGGTCAAAAAATTGGATGGTAGCCCCTACTTTTAGGCAAGTGAAAGAAATAGCTTGGCGAATGTTATTTGATAATATCCCACCCTATCTTATTTCCTCAAAAAATGAAGTGGAATTAAGGATTGATTTAATAACTGGCTCTGTAATATCTTTAAGGGGTGCGGATAATCCAGATAGTTTAAGAGGTGTAGGGTTGAATTTCGTAGTTCTTGATGAATATGGACAAATGAAAGAAGAAGTGTGGGATGAGATAATACGCCCAACTTTATTAGACTCCAAAGGCAACGCTATCTTCATAGGCACACCAGTGGGATATAATCATTTCTGGAAGCTGTATAACAAAGGCAAAGACGATAAGGACTATGAATCGTTCCACTTTAAGACCATAGATAATCTCGCCATAGAAGGAATCGAAGAAGAAGTCGCAAAAGCTCGCCTCGAAATGGATCCCATTAAGTTCAGCCAAGAAATGGAAGCTAACTTTGAAGCCCTTATGGGAAGACCGCGTTTCAATTCCGTAGCATTAAAAGCTATGTTTGATAAGACAGAGAAGCCTACTCGTGGCAATCTTGTATATTCCGAGGGAAGTATAACCTTTCAGGACGACCCAAATGGCATTGTCGAGGTTTATAACTTCCCGGGTGATAAAACAAAAGGCGCGATAGGCGTTGATATATCCGAGGGTAAAGGGAATGACAGGAGTTCGGCTTCATTTTTGAATTACGATACCATGACAGAGGACATAGTAATCAATACGAACAAGTTAGACCCTTCGCAGTTTGCTATTGAGATGTGGAAACTCGGATATTTTTGCAACAAGGCGCTGGTCGCCATCGAAAATAATGGGCCCGGACTGGCATGTATCCTGCCTTTAAGGAACGGTCAAGGTGAATATACGCCTTATAAAAAGCTGTATTACAAGGAAATCCTCGATGAACAGAGCAAGAAACTCACAAAGAAATTTGGCTGGACTACGAACGCTAAGTCAAAGCCGGTGATGATAGATAAGCTGGCAGAGGTTATTCGGGAAGGGCTTGTAGGAATACCGAGTGAGGATACCGTGCGCGAATTGCAATGTTATATTATATATGAAGACGGCAAAACGGGAGCAGTTGAAGGTCAAAACGACGACAGAGTCATTGCATTAAGTATTGCCAATATGATGTTTGCTTTAAGACCGAAGTGTAGTCTCCCCTCCCTCGCCCCCACATTGGAAGGAAAGGTATACTGATGATAACAGACAAAACTTTTTATCTACTCCAAGTCCAAGAAGCTGAAGCCACACCATATCAAAACGTATATTTCGGAAGTAAAAAATTGCTGGACAAGACTATAAGAGCAACGAAAAAGGATGGATTTCTTATGGTAGATAGCACAAGTAGTGGCGGAATGATAGAGGGTAATGTTAGAAAATTAGAAGTATCTACCATGCGAGTGTTTAAGTTTATGAAAAGAATTAGAGTGAAGAAATGATGAGTAAAAGAGGGCATGTTTTTTTAGGCATAGAAGCTTTTAGAAAAATATTAGGGATTAACGAAAAGTTCAAGATTGACCATTGCGAAATGGACTATGCAAAAAATGTGATTAAGATATATATAAGTGGTGGAAATTTGCCAGATATTGATGATTTAGTAGAGAGTCGTGCTTGTAACCGCGAAGCTTTTAGTAGATATTAACAAGGAGAACCTAATGCCCGAACCCGAAGCTCCAAAAGAACAACCAGTAGACACCAAAGAAGAAGCCTTCAAAAAAGACCCTGACCGATTTGCCGACACACACGCAATGATTGTCGCAGTAGGCAGAAGCGATAAGGGCCCAACTCTCTTTATGAACGCCAAGACAAGAATAGAGTTGACGAACGCCCTAGGAGAGGTAAGCGTTGCATTACATAGAGAGATAATGGAATTTGACAATAGAAAAAAGGCATCTAATCCTAATAAGATAATAACTTTTGCAAGGAGTCTAAGAAGATAATATGTCAATGATAGGTCAACATCATTCTGAGGAAACCAAAAGAAAAATGCGAGAAAATCGTTTGGGTAAAAAATTTAAACCAATGTCCAATGAAGGTAGAAAAAATATAGGTGCTGCTCAAGTCGGTAAAAAATTATCCATAGAACATAAGAAAAAAATAGGTTTAAGTCATTTGGGTAAAAAACGTTCTGAAAAAGCACGAGAAAATATGAGGTTAGCTCAAGTAAAAATTGCCTATAAAAAAGTAGGTAAGAAACATACAGAAGAACATAAAAGAAATATAAGTTGTGGGATGAAAGGAAAGAATACTTGGAGTAGGGGTTGTAAACTTTCATTGGAAACCCGATTTAAAATGGCACGATTTACAGGTGAACAACGATATAACTGGAAAGGTAAAATCGCATCAGAAAATGATAGAATACGAAAAGGTATTGAAATTAGATTATGGCGGGAAGCTATATTTGCTCGTGATAATTATACTTGTCAAAATTGCGATGAAAGAGGTAAGGAACTTCGCGCTCATCATATTTATAACTTTGCTGATTTTCCTAATTTACGGTTTGCGATAGATAATGGTGTTGCCTTATGCAAAAAGTGTCATATAGAATTTCATAAAACATTTGGCAATCGACATAACACTGAAATACAAATGATAGAGTTTTTACTTTAGCGGGGATTTAGGAGGTTTATAGGGAGAAGATGAGTGCTTCTGAATGTTTTTGTTGTGGTAAGTTTTATCCATGCGAAATGAATAATTGTCCGCATTGTGGCGATAATAAATCGTATAGATTATTTGACGACTATGCAAAAGCAATGGGGCGTGGGTCGCGCAAATTGGTATGGAAGATGAAAATCGACGCTTCAAAATGGCGCAACTTTCATGGTAGTGCGGCATGAACGAATACCGATGTCGTTTCTGTCATAAGTTGTTGTTTAAATATAAAGAAACAGAAAATACTGTTACAGCAAAAGGCAAAATAAATGTTACGCCTGGGCAACCAGGTGAAATTATTGCCAGATGTCCTAAGTGTAAAAAAGATACAAAAATAAGACTTAACTGAGGCCCCAGAGGCCCGCCAAGTTACAGAGAGGCTCACTGAAGCCCACGCTCAAAAGGTGTGGGTTTTTTTATTACAAAGGAGGTTATTGTGGCAAAAGGAATCTACGCAGAAGTCTATGTTAAGAAAGCCAAATATACCTATTGGGTGAACGAATATATGCGACAGAAATTAGCAGGTAAAAGCGAAACAACTGCATTGCGAAAATCAAGGAGGTAATCATGGCATACGGAGTTCCGTTAAGAAATGGTAGTGGCAGGGGCCGCAGGCGCAACAGAGGCCGCGGAGGATGCAGGGTAACACGGCGTAGAGGCAGAGGAAGAAGGAGAAGGTAAAATGCCAGCAGATTTTAATTCATGCCTCGAAGCAGGTGGAAAAGTAAGAACTAAGACACTTTCCGGCGGTCGCTATATACACATTTGCATTCCAAAAGGCGGTGGCTCAAGTGTCGCCGGCGAAGTCCATACGAAAAAGAAACTGCCGAGCCGGAAGCAGATTAGAGCGGAAATAAGAAAGGGTAAATAATGCCGAATCTTGACCAAACAGGCCCAATTGGCGCAGGCCCCATGACAGGCAGAAGCATGGGTTTAGGCGGACTGATAAGTAAAATTGCCTCAAAGGTAATGCCGAAAGACAAGCCAAAACCTTTCAATGAGTATGATATAAAAAGTGATTTATTCGGCCCAGAAGAACAAAAGAAGATAGTTAATTTAGTTTGTCAAGATATTATCGCAGATACAGCCGTCCAGAAAAGTTGGATAGAAGAACGCAAACTCGACCTCCAAATGAAAAATGGCGATAGGCCGTCTAAGATCGAAGGCTTGACAAAGAAAGGCTGGCAGTCAGATAGGAACTTAGGGATTACCGGAGCCATATCAGATACTTACCAATCTACCTTAACCTCGACAGTTTACAATCCAGAGTCTATTCACGCTAAAGCCTCCGAAGTCAATGACATAGACAACAAAGATAATTGGGAACGCTTCGCCAAGTGGATGCTCGGCAAAAACGAAGTAAATGCCCTTCCCGAAATAGACGATTTTATCAACGTAAAAGTCAATCAAGGAATGTCCATGTTCAAGATAACATGGGAGGTTTCGTTTGAGTGGGTGGACAGGAGAATACCGAATAAAGGCAAAGACGGCAGACCGAATGGAACTTATACGATAAAGACCGAAAAGAAACGCTTTGAAAAGGCTGTATTAGAAAATATAGATAATCTTGATGACATACTCGTTCCGCGTTATGGATGTGATATTCAGAAGCTACACCACTTTATTCATGTCCTTCACTTGACCGGAGATAAGATACAAGAATATAACAAGGCGAGAGTTTTTGTAAATGCGGGCGATAAGGTTGTTGAGAGTTTAAAGAACATATCTTTAGACCAAAAGAAACAAGGTTTGGAAAAGGAGCAAGCGGAGCAACTTGGGCTTAATGATGTAGTGGATGAAGATTTACGCGCACTTCCGGTAGATATTCATGAATGGTATGGCATGTATGAAAAGAACGGCAAATATGAGCGATATCGTTTCCGCATAGAGAAGAATACAAAAACATTCCTATCAGGCAAACCTTTACGCAAAATCAGAAGAGATGGAAAATATCCTTTCTCCGGTGGCCCGTTCATAAGAATACCCGGACAGTTGAAAGGGAAATCATTACCAAGACTTATCCAAGACCCCTCAAATGCCTTAAACTCCGTATTTAATCAGAAGCAGGACTTCCAGTATGGAACAAATTGTCCGTTTGGATTTCATAGGGCAGACGAAGGATATACCCAAAGCAAATTTGAATTGGAACCGATGGTTTCTTATCCTGTGAATGGTAACCCTAATGAAGCAGTATATTTCCCCAATCTTCAACGCTCTATGGCGTGGGCTGAACAGGATGTAAGACTGCTCTTTGAAATCATAGAAAAGCAAACGGGCGCGGCTTCTTATTTCATGTCTACCGAAAGGAATGTATCGGGGACTGCGACAAGAGATAAACTGGTGCAGCAGAAATCCCAGACACGTTTCGGCAGGTGGGTTAATTCCATACAGGCAGAGATATGCGAAGCCGTTACCATGCTCATGGTACTTTATCAGGACTGGGCTCCCAAAGAACTCGCAGAAAGGGTATTGGGCGAAGACGGTAAGAAACTATTTAGAAACCTCTCCCCTGAAACCTTGCGAGGCAACTATGACATACAAATGGAGCCTGACATTGTAGCCGGCTCAAAGGCTTACGAGAGAGAGGTCGCTTTATGGGGATTAGGGCTTCAACAGGGGACGATATGGCTCGATCCGAGGGTTAACCCCAAAGGCAACTGGAAATTAGTCGCCAATGCCATGAAACGCATGGGCATAGGAAATCCCGAACAGTATCTTCCGCCAGAACCTCCGGCTCAAATGGGAACAGGCAGGGAAGTATCTGACGTGTGGTCAAGGCTCTTGCAAGGCGAAGTGGTTGAGGTTGACCCCGCATGGAACCCAATGGAGATGCTTGCCGGGCTCCGTGAGAAGCGGGAAAAGAACTATTTTGACCTTAATAAAGAATACCGTTCGAACCTTGATGAGCTTATATTCCAAGTAGAACTCGCATTGAGGGCGTTTATTAAGCAAGCTATGGAGGAGCGTATGGCAAGCCAAATGGCTATGACTATGGGAGGACAGGCTCCGCAAGGAGCACAGGGACAAGCTCCTCCGGGCGCGGGAGGTGCTCCTCCGGGAGCTCCGCCAACGACAGAAGTGCCGGAGGCAGTATTATGAGCGAAGACCCAGCAATCCTACAATATGAAGCATGGCAAAACATAATAAACTCTCCTGATTGGAAGTATTTCAGAGATTTGGTTCAGAAGCATGTAGACTTTTTGAATAAAGAAACCTGCGTAGCTGTAAGGGCTGAAAAACCTAATGAAGCCATGAAACATCAGGCTAAAGCAGATGATTGGATAAAGGTTATGGGTAGTATTGATACGAGGCTTAAAGAGTTGAAAGGTTCAATGGAAACTGATTAGGGAAGGAGGAAATTTTATGGATGCTGCTGAAAGAAAAAGACTGATTGCGAAGGATAAGGAAAACAAGAAAATAGCCGAGGCTGTTTTAGAAGAAAAACGGATACTTGCGAGTAAGCCTGTTCATCGCATGCAGCCAGACCCAAGGCTTAAAAACATGAAAAAGTCTGATGCTGTAGAACTTCTCAAGAAAAAAAGAGAAGCAATGGCTGCCGGTGCAGCCGTAATGGCTGGAGCCGAAGCTCCGAAAAAGGAAGCTCCGAAGGTTGAGGAGGCAGAGGAAGCTCCGAAAAAGGAACGCCGTTCTAAGAAAGTAAAATAATGTATAGGCTCTCTTATGCCGGGCCTTTAACCGACATATGACTCCGAAAGGAAGGATGACAATGGATATTGAAAAAGACGCCAAAGCGTTGCTTGACAACGCTAAAAAGAAAAATGCGGAAGCAAAGGGCGCCGCTAAGGGTTCATCACCCAAAAACCAAAAGACCAAAGAGGAGAGAGAGAAAGAGGAAAAGGCGAAAGCCGAAGAAGCCGCAAAAGCAGAGCAAGCCGAAAAAGACAAAGGTATTTTGTCCAAGAAGGAGGAGGAGCTTAACGAAGACGAGAAAAAACGCAAAGACGAACTCGTTGACATTAAGAAAAAAGAGGATGAGAAAATCCTTTCTACTCCTGATGACAGGCTCGATAACGCGGGTAAAAAGCACAAGGCAGAGCTTAAAGCTCAAAAGCCGAGTAAACTTGAACTCCGCGTGCATAAGCTTGTGGATGAAATAGACAAACTCAAGAAGGATAAGGAAAAGAGCGCGGATAAAGACACGCGTATAAAAGGTCTTGAGGGGCAGCTTGCGGATATTCAAAAAAATCTTTCCATGACTCCTGACGACCTTTTTAATAAGAAGGTCAAAGAGGAAGGTATTCTCCGCATATCCAAACAGATTGAGGAAGACAAGGACAAGCCGAGAGAAGAACGCAGAGAAATGTCAGATGAGGAACTCAATGAATGGCTCGGTGAAGATCTTGTTGCCGCTCAAAGGTGGATAGGGAAGAACACTTTAAAAAGAACGATAGAAGAAGATGCTTATCGGGAAATGATAATCGACGCAAAGCGGCGAAAGGAACTTTCCGATAAACAAAAGCCTTATATGAATAAGGTTTTGGCGAAACATCCGGAGCTCAGTATTAGTGAACGCGAAAAAGCATTGGAAGCTGAAGGCAAAAAGCCTAAAGAAATCCATGAGATACTTATGGGAGAGAATGAGAAGTATAGAATAGTTACGGAGATTGTGAAGGAAAATCCTAAAAAGTATCTTAATACTGATAACGGCCCGGAACTCGTTGAAATCGAGCTGGAAAAGCGTTTGAGTGGAGCCGGCACTAAAAAAGAGGAAACTTCTAAACTCAATGAACTTGAGAAGAAGCTTACCGAAGTAACGGCTGAGCTTGAGCGCGTAAAAAATCTCGATGTCGGCATAACTTCTAACCGTTCTTCAGAGAAAAAAGAAGAAAGTGAAATGGATAAAAAGCTAAGTAATCTTGCTACAGAAGTCGGGCTTGACTCTAAGAAGGTCGCCGATCGCGTAAAGACAAGGACAGCGAAAGGGTATGGCAGATAGAAAAAATGACCGTAAGCAAGTTTTTTATATCTGTGGTTGGTGTAGGAGTAAAATCTTCTACAGGAAAACCGAACAGAAACCCACGCCTTGCCCTGAATGCGGCTGGCAGCATACCGATAAATATCGATATGAAGATGTCCCTTCTGAAATCAAGATAGACTTGGCTAATCCTACAATAACATGAGGAGGAAGCTATGAAGCTATCGGTATATCAGGCCAGAGGCTTCTATTGCTTAACTGGCGTAGATCCCGCAGGATTGATTTCGTTGTCGGCCGCGGCTGTGGCTATCAAAAAGGGAGATTACCTTATTGATGACACCAACGGCTATGCGACGAATACAGCTACAGAGGCTTCGCTAATAGGCTATGGCATAGCGGCGGAGGATGTTGACAATTCCGGCGGGTCAGCGGGGGATTTGAATGTCTTAGTCATTCCATTCAGTAGCAGAGAAAGATATTCTGTTCCCGTAGGCGCAGGTGCGTTAATTTCTCGAACCTATGTTGGTATTGCGACTGATTTGAACACGGCATACAATGTCGATAGTTCTGACAGCACAATTCCGACAGGAGCGATAGCTCTATGGGTTGAGGACTTTGATGCATGCGCAGAAGCAGTAGCAGCGAACACATATGGATACGCAATTGGGCGTTTCCGAGTTTTTGCACCATAAAAGGGAGGAGATAAATAATGAACACAAGAAATCAGTTATCAGACCTGTTCACTCCCATTTATGATGAGTTCTTGTATCTGGGGTTCGCCGAAGAACAGCAAGTCGGGCCACGGGTATTTGAAGTCGTTGATGACTCTACCAAAGAGTATAAGACGAGTGGGATTTCAGGAACAGGGTCATGGGAGCTTGCGAACGAACTGGCAAGTGGCGGGTATGAGGATTTGGTGCTTGGTTACAACAACACCATTGAGCCGTTGAAATACTGGAGGAAAATTAAAGTTCCTTTCGAGGCCAATGACCAGGAAGAATACGCGATGCTGAAAGGCAAGACCACAAATGCCAAACAAATCGGCGTAGGTGGCAGAGATAGAGTCGAGAGGCTAAATTCCGCGGTGATTTATGGTGGGTTTGCGACAGTTACGAGCCCTGACGGGGAGTTTCTGTTTAGCGATTCTCATCCAAAGAACCGGGAAGAAACAGGGGTTACTTATGATAACCTGCTTGACGGCCCGCTATCTCACGATAATTTGGAGCTTGCGGAAAAGCAGATTGCGGATAACTTTTTCGACATGAAGGGAATACCGATTGTCGCGGCGGAAAATCCAATACTGCTTCATGCGCCAGCCTTAAAAGGAACTGTCAAGAGACTGTTCAGCGACAGATCCGAATACAGGCCGGGTGTAGGACGCACCGATGCGAACAAGTCCGAAATGGAAATCAACCAGTTTGCCGGAATGTATAATCCAGTCATGTGGAGATACCTCGCGGCATCACTTGGTGGATCGGACACTGCATGGTATATCATTTATCCGGAACTAAACTTCCTGAAATGCGTATACAATGCAAGGCCGAGTTTCGATAATTGGGTTGATAAGGACATTGAAGCGTATGTCTTCAAGGGTCGCATGTTGGTCGCGGCTGATGTTGTTAACTGGAGATGTGGTTTTGGGTCAACAGGATTATAAGAAAGGGGAATAAAATGAAGAAATTACTGTTTTTTGTTTTAGTCCTCTGTCTTATGGGGACTTTGTCGGCCTATGCTGTGGACATCAATGGCGATAGCGAGTTAGGTGTAGGTGGCATGGGGCCAAAAAGGTATGTAATCGTGAATGAAGGCGCACAAACGGGTTCAGCACCCATTGTAACGCTAATACCTCTCGCATTACTGCCTGCCGGTAAATGCCAGGTTACATCAGTTACGGTGCAGATACATGATGCGACGTATAATGCTAACCGAACAGTAGCCATACACGATGCCGGTGCGGTCGGATACGCTGATAACCAGAATCTTGAAGGCGAGAATGAAGCAGCAGCTGGCGAGACGGCTTCTATTCCGTTTGTGAGACCTCTGGGAATTATCAATGGTGCTGTCATCAGTCAAGGCATAAACACGGTAGTTACTATTGAATATGAACGAATAAGATATTAAAAGGATTATTCGCTCATGTTTAAAAAAATATTAAGTTATTTTTTTAACCCGATGCCCTCTCTATTTGATATATGCGTAGGGGGTTTACTCCTCTATGTCTATATCAATGTTAGGTGGGGTGTCGGGTTATTTTTTGTTTTTTATACAACATTTCTTTTTATCCTTTCCTTTTCAATGACTCCCAAAAGAGAATACAAGAATAAAGCTCTGACCTTTTTTGTCTTATGGGCTCTTCTTAATATGTTCATACATAGCTTTGCTATCTATCCTAAGTCGCAGACGATGTATTATCTTAATTTTTATATGATGATGGAAGGGTTTATTTATGTATTATTTGCGGCGATATTCATAGTAACCGTAATCAAGTATTCCACAAACATACGATACATTTACATATTGCTCCCCTTTAGTATGATAACGTGGTTTCCGCGTTTCATACGCACAGGTTCCACGACCCCTGTTGCGGCTTTGGGAGTGGCTATAGTCATGTATTTATTGCTCTCTAAACGCTGGATACCGAGCTTTATAGCGATTTTTGGGGGTATTGTAATGACAGTCTTGAATTGGCCTTGGATATGTATGAAATTCGCCTGCAGACCTTATGTGTGGAAAGAACTTATTGGAAACAGTTTTTATCATCCGGTAAAGATATTTCAAGATTCTATTGTTGACCCCGGCATTACGTTATCCCCCGGATTAGAAACTTTCCTTACAAATCATTTACCTGATTTTGCCAATATAAAACCCTGGCTTGCCTCTATTTTCGGTGCAGGATTTTCTCAATGGCTTAATACAAATTATATATGGGTGGTAATGGATGACTACGGTTGGCTTTATAGGCATAGTGATTATGGCGCGCTCGCGGTAGATTTGGGCCCGATAGGGTTATGTCTTTTAGTGTGGGTTTTAATCATCTGCTTAAAAAGAATAGGCATACGGCCTTCCCTTGTAATATTTATGATGATTTTGCTTACTTGCGGGTTTCAGGTAACAATGTATTTGCCTGAAAAAATGTTTGTTTATTTATTGATGGGTGTTGTTGTTTTAAAAGAAAAAAAGGAGGCGGCATGAAAAAGGGATTTATGATTTTAGGGGCGATATTAGTTTTTAGCATGATGACTATGTGCTTTGCGGATACGGGAACCGTGGCTATCACAGGGTATTCTGTATATTTCAGAAATACTACTGGAGAGCCTGCTGATTATATAGTGCCTACAACAACCATAAGGCCGAACGTAGATAAAATAACAGGATATGATTTTAAGACTCTTGCAACTGGAGGAAATCCGGAAACATGGGTTTCGATATTTGATTCTACTGATGCGCTGATGACTGGTGAATGTTTTGGAGAATTTGAAGCGGACGGAAAGGAAAGTATAAGTGACCGTTGGCCCAGAGGACGCAATATATTCAATGGAATATCTATTAGAGTTGGAGCTGTTACGGAAGGGCATATATATTTTAGACGGGATTAAATGGCAGAAATAAGAAATTTCACAAAGCCGGATATAACGACTTCGCAGGATTTAACATCCGCAGCGTTGTCTTTTACGACATCAATAGGGCGTAAATTCCGGCTTGATAAGATAATATTCCATGCTTCTGTCGCTATTACGGAGACGATTACCATAACATTAGATTCCGTAAATGGCGCGACTTATGACGCTGTCTTACGAAAGAAATCTTTATCGACAGAGCAGGATTATGTTTATACTCCGGAAGGACATCATAACTTTTCTGCCGGAGATGAAATAAAGATACAATGCACAAATGCTAATACGACAGGAACGATGAGGGTTACTATAAAAGCTGCGGAGGCGTAGGAGGAAATATGGATAAAAAAGATATGCTAAAAAAAGAAATCAGCGACCTTGAAATAGAGGCAAAAACAGCCAGAAACAAAAATCTGGATGCTAACAGAGAAACTGCCAATATACACAAGCAGAAAGTAACCTTGATAGGAGAGATAGCCGTTCTTGAAAGAGAAAAGAAAGAATTGTTTCCGGTCGTGGATAAACTCAAGAGTAGGGCCAAAGAAGCCAATGACAAAATAAAGCAGGATAAGTTGGGTGTTGCCAGAGATAGGGCAAAGGTAAGTCAGGATATCGCGTATAACAAGGATGAAGCTAATAAAAACGAAGATACCAGAATTGAGCTTGAAAGAGAACAGAATAAACTAAAATCCGATAAGTTACAGTTTAAAGAGAGTAAGCGAAAAGTATCTGAACGCGAAGCAGAAGCGCAACGCAAATTCAATGACTCAAAAAAGTCGCAGGAACTTTACGAAGCCGGAGTCCGTGATAACGACAAAGAGAGAAAAGACCTCGAAAAAGAGAAGGAAGGCTTACAGGCGCAAAAGGACGAAGTATCTAAAAACCTTGATGAAGCAAAGAGATTGAAAGCGGTTTATGAAGATAAGATAAGAGAAGTTGGAGAAGAAAAGGAAAAAACCAAAATAGCTATGCAACTTGTCGAAGATAAAGAAAATGCCGTTGCCAAAAGAAATGATGAACTCAACAAGGGAGAGATAGGCTTAAAAATTGACCAAGATGCGGTAATCCAAAAGAATAAAAGCCTTGATGCCGCGTATGCGGCTTTGGAAACAAGAGAAGATGAATTTGAGATAAAAGTGCTTAGGCTTGAGAAGGCTGTAAAAGAAAAGACTGTGAAGACTGAGCTTGCAAAGTTGAGGAAGGACGCAGGAAAATAAGTGAAAAGAGTATTTTTTGTAATAGTATTCCTACTATTGGCATGTATTTCTGTCGAAGCGAGAGATACTACCGAGGGGTATTATAGTGATGAGTTTGAGATAATGGGTTGGGCGGGGATTGCCGCGCCTTCGGTTTCGCCGGCAGGACAAGCGCGCGCATACTTCGATTTTACATCCAATACGCTAAAGCTCTCTCAAAATACCGGAGCTTACAGCAACTTATTAACAGGGCTTACAGGCTTATTACTCGACTGCTCCAACGACCCCCTCACAGACCCCCTACACATAGTTTTTCAAGACACAGGCACAGAAGGCATAGGCTTAAAACTACAAAACAGCTGGAACAGCAACGCAGCCGAT